CACCTGGGGGAGCCAGCCGGCGGCGGCGGCGGCCCGGAGCCGTTCGAACGCGGCGGGCAGCTCGAGGGCCGGGTCGTTGGTGAGGTCACCGGCGCGGACGATGCCCCGGCCGTCGTGGATCAGCCACGGATTGTGGTCCGAGGCGTCGCCCTGGGCGGCGTGCGCGGGGTTGCCTATCCGGCCGTCAGTGGCCCGGTTCCGGCGGGGGGCGTGCGCGTCGGCCTCACCGAACAGCACGTCCAGGCACACCGCGGACCGCCACGGGCCGGCGGCGCGGAGCTCCCCGGCGGCCTCCCGTTCCCGGGTGCCGGCCTTGAGCGCCATCGCCACCACCCGCTCGGCGGGCTGCTCGGGTGGGGGAGCGGTCTCCCCGGCGAGGTGGTGCGGATACCCGTGCTCGGTCACGCGGCCAGCACCCCCGACAGCCCCTCGATGCGGTAGTAGCTGCCGACGCTGGGGCCGGTGCGGATGGTGACAACGCCGGAGGCGTTCACGAACACGTCACCACTCGAGGCGTTCACGTGGGCCGGCGCGGCGGCGCCGATGAACTCCTGCGGGCGGATGCCGGCCGGTAGCTGCCCGACGGCAAACGATGCGTTTGCTGTCATGCCCGCGCCGGTCCACGCGCCAGTGAACAGCAGCAGCCCGCCGCGCTTGCGCACCCGTGGGGCACCACCGCTGTCGGGGGTGAACCCGGAGGCGCCCATGGTGATGTTCTGCCAACCGGTGTCGGCCTCGAGGGTGGCCAGCTTGGCCTCGGCGGTCACCATGCGGGCCACCAGGGCGGCGAACGTGGTGGCGTCGGGCGGGGAGTAGCCGGCGCGGCCCATGGCGGCGTCCAGGGACTCGGCCACCTGCCGGGTCACGTCGTCCAGGTCGGCCAGCGGCGTCGACCCGTCCATGTAGGCCACCCCGTAGCTGGCGGTGTACTGAATACCCATCGGTCCTATCCGTTCCAGGGGGGTTGGGTGGCGGTGGTGAACCCGGCGCCCACGTCCACGAACGCGAGGTCAGCCAGGGTGACCGACCGGTCAATGTCGGCCAGGCGCACGGCAGCCGACGAGGCGGCGGTGTTCACCGTGATCGGGGTGGTGGGCCACTCCACCCCAATCGGGGCGGGGGTCACGTCCACCGACCACTCACCGGCGGCGTAGGACACCGTGCCGCCGATGAACCCGTACAGCGGGCGGGCGCCGAGCCGGGCCGACCAGGCGCCGTTCACGAACACGTGGCCGGGGCCCTCGGAGCAGCGCAGCAGGGCGCGCACGTGGTCAGCGTCGGGAAACGGGGTGCGGGCGGTATCCCAGGTGAGCGCGCCCAGTCGGGGGGCGGCGGCCTCACCGCCGGCCAGCGCGGCCCACAGCCCGGCGAGCTGGGCGGCGTACCCCGGTTCGGACAGCATGGCCGACACCGACAGCACGCGGCGGCCCACCTCGTCCTCGAGGGTCGGCCGGTTGGGGTAGACGGCGGCGGCGTCCAGGGCGCCGGTCACGGTGATGTTGTACGTGTCCCCGGCGGCGACCAGCGGCGCGCGGGAGGCCGAGCCGATGCCGCCCCCGGCGGTCGCCCCGAACAGCGGCGAGGCGGTGGCGCCGAACGTGCCGGCGGCGCCGAACATGCCGGCCGGGGCGGCGGCCCCGGCGGCGGGGTTCGCGGCGTCGAACGGGTTGAGGAACCCGCCCACCTTGCCGATGGCACCGCCCACCATCGCGGCCTTATCCAGAAAGGTGGCGATAATGTCGATAACCTTGCCGATTGCCTTACCGAGCACCTGAAAGCCGATCTTGAGCGCCCCGCCCACGAATGGCGCGACACTGTTTTTCAGGAACTCGAGCAGCGGGCGCACCTTTTCCAGCAACCCGGAAAACTTTTCCTTGTTCCGCTCGAGGGCTTCCTCCACCGATCCCCATGCCGATTGCAGTCCCTTGAGTGCCGGGGTGAGCACCGTCTTCAGAATGGGGATCACGTATTCCTTGACGATTCCCCAAATCTGGCGGAACGCGGGTACCACGAAGTTCTGAATCACACGGCCGATGGTGTCCAGAATCGGCAGGATCTTGGGCGCCAGCTCTTTAAACAGTGACGAAAAGGCGGGAATGAGCTGCCCGGTGAGGAACTTCCCCACCTTGCCGATCATGCCCGACAGCGGCCCGCCCTGGCCGATCAGCCGGTCCACGATGGGCGCCACCTTGTCGGTGAGGAAGGTGGTGAACGCGGTCACTACCGGCAGCAGCCCGGCGCCGAGCGTGGCCTTGGCGTTCTCCCACCACGCCGACAGCCGCGCTTGGGAGCCGGCGGCGGTGTCGGACTCCCGCGCGAACGCGCCCACGGCGGTCTTGGTCTGCTCGGTGACCAGCGCCAGGGCGGCGTTCGCGGTGGCGTTCTTGAGCGCGGCCCCGGTGAGCTTGTCCTGCCCCAGCGCGGCCAGCCGGGCGTTAATGTCGGACTGCTTGAGGGACACCCCGTACCGCTCGATGGGGTCGGTCTCCCCCTTGAGCACGCTGGACAGCGCGGACACCGCATCGGCGGTGGACCCGCCGAACTGGGCGGCGAGGTCGGCACCGACCCCGACGAGGCCGTTGACGGTGCCGGTCAGCTTCTCCCCGGCGAACCCGGCGTTACCGAGCTGGGCGCCGAGCACCGCGGCCAGCTCGGAGTATTCCGACTGGGCCAGGCCCACGGTGTTCGCGGCGGCCTTGGCGTATTCGTGCATCACCTTGGCGCCGGAACCGAACACGGCGTCCACCGCGCCGGCCTGCTGCTGCAAGTTGGATGCGGAGTCGAACGCGGCTTTTCCGAGCACCGCGACCGCGCCCAGTGCGACGCCGGCCCCGGCGGCGGCGACCCCCATGGCCTTCCCGAACCGACCGGCCTTGCCCTCGGCGCTGCCGAGGGCCTTGACGCCGCCGGATGCATCCCCGGTGATCTTCAGCGCCAGTGTGGCGGTCTTACCGGCCATGGTCGGCCCTTTCGTCTATCAGCTCGAGCCAGGTGGCGACGGTCTCGTCGTCCTCGGCCTCGAGCTGGGCCATGGGGATGCGCATGTGCAGCGCCAGCTCGGCGTACAGCCGGGCCACGCTGCCTACCGGGTAGGGTCCGCGGGCGCCTCGGCCACCACGTCGTAGTCCTCGAGCACCTCGGCGAAGGCGTCGAATCCGAGGGCGGTGAGGCCGGCGCGCTTGGCCGCGGACCAGCACACGAACGTCATGGCGAAGTTCAGCACCCGAACCGTGAACGGCTCCTGACCTTCGACCATGAGCTCCACGAGCTGCCCGGGCTGCCGGCGGGCGGGCGCCTCGTCGGCGGCCTCGGCCCCGGCGGTCTCGTCGTACTCGGTGCCGTAGTCGGCGGTGCGAAGCGGGCTGGTCATGGTCCCGGTGTCCCCTCGATGGTGTCGATAATCTCGGTCAGCTTGTGCAGCATGATCCCGACCACCTCGTCCCGGTTGGACTCAATGGCGTCTTGCAAGAAGGGCTGCTGTTGGATGCCGCGGGCCCGCCACCCCCAGTGAATCGGGGCGGCGTAGGGCACCGCGGCGCGGCCGGCGCGGACCACCGCATACGACGGGGTGGCCGAGGCGCGCACGGTGGCCGCCAGCCGCCCGGTACGGACCGGGGCGTTGGCGGCGGCGTCGGCCAGCACCAGTGCGGCTATCTTGGCGTGCGCGGCCTTGAGGTCGGCCAGGTCCAGCTCGGCGGCTTTCATGGTGCGCACCAGGGACCGCAGCCCGTGGATTGCGACCGCCGGGTCACGGCTGGCGGCCACCGCGGTCAGGCCAGGTCGTCGACCAGCTCGGGCTCACCGACGCAGGCCCACGCGATATCGGCGGTGTTCTTCTTGGCCACGTCCCCGCCCACGTTGAGGTCGTCCTGAAAGGCGGTGGCCTCGAGGGTGGCGGTGTACGTGCGGTCCCCGGCCAGCACCGCGCCGGACAGGACCGGGGTGTCGTCCTCGTTGTCCACCGACCAGCGGACGGCGACGGCGGTGCAGCGGCCGGAGAAGTCCAGCGGGGCGCCGGGGGAACCGACGGTGAGCACGCCGGGGCCGAGCTTGCGCACCGTGGGGGTCGGGGTGGGGGTGGTCACGGTCGGTGTCTCCTACAGCTCGAGGTCTACGGCCAGCCGGTAGGCGGGCAGCGGGGTTTGGGCGCCGGGCAGGATCAGCGCGGCGTTCAGGTCCACGGCGGTCTCGTCGTCGGACAGGGCCAGGTCGAGGGCCAGCAGGCCCTCGAGGCCGTCGTCCAGCAGCCGCATGGCGTGGTCTGCGTCGACGTTGGGGGCCAGCAGGTAGCACCACACCGTGAGGGTGGCGCCACCGCCGAGGGTCAGGCCGGTTATGGTGCGGGGCTGCACCAGCACCGCGGCCGGCGGGTTGACCTCGGTCGGGTCGATGCTCGAGCCGGTGAACCCGGCGGCCTTGAGCTGGGCGACCAGCTCGAGGCAGGCAGCGCGCGGGGCGCGCATCAGCCGACCACCGGCGGGGCGTAGGCGCCCAGGCCGAGCAGCATGGCCACGTCCGGGTCGTTGCGCTGCACGTACACCGCACCGTCGGCGGTGAACGTGGCCACCCCCTCGGGACTGTTCCGGCGGCGCCACAGCCGGGCG